ACTATCATTAGTATCAGCATCAAGAGTAATTGCTGCTGCGGTTATTGGAAAACATTCCATTCGATAAGTACGAATGATATTGTTTTGACGATCCAACTGTGAAACAGAAGCTTGACCATAGTAACCGATATCGTTACTGTCAAAGTCAGAGTAGTTAGCAGTATGGGCTTGAATTCTACCCATCCAACCTTCCAATGCTGAACGATTCTGCCAATCAGTATCATTCAGTAATGTAATATTCCAATCTTCAAATGTTCTGTCGCCAGGCACTTGAAGTTTTCGACCACGATAAGGAACTTCAACCTTTCCAATTGTAGAAGCTGGAATGGTTGTTGCTTTACACAAAAACTCTAAATCTGTAAAGAGTTCTGGTGCGCCGTTGATACTTACTCTAAATAAATTAGGTCTTACTCCACCTTTAAACCTTGCTGCAAAATCTGAAATTGTAGGCATTTCTTGTTACTCCTTTAATTTATGTATGTATTTATAATACCTTAACCGCCGATTTCTGAAAAAGATACATCAGTTCTGGCAGCAATGAAGTTAAGTTGAATGAAGTTAATAGACCTTGCTGGTTTGATATAAATATCACCAACAAAATTATTAGTATCAATAACTTGACCAGTATTATTTGAACTGTCACAAACTACCTTAAAGTCAGTAATACCTCTTCGACCTTGAACATCTCTCAAGAATGGAGAAACGATATTTACAAACTGAGCTCGTGTGAATTCGTCATTGAACTCAAACAACAATGCTTTAGCAGCAATTGCGATTGCTTTCTCAAGAACGATAAATAATCTACGAACATTGATTCTATCAAATGCACTAGGCAGAACTTGCATAGTTTTATCACCGAAAAGAAGTACACCAGCACCTCTTGGGGTGATTAGTGGATTAACACCAATTTGATACATTACATCACGGTTAGCTTTGTTTGCTTCCCATGAAAGTTTTACGATATTCTTAATTGTTCCTCGGTTGTAACCAGCAGGACTCCACCAAGCATCATTCGTAAAATCAGTTCTTGCACAAAGACCAGCCATGTCACCGTTCATCGGAACGTATGTGAATACATCGTTATATCGGTCATACTGATATTTCCATGCACCATCCATAACTGCATAACTTGAAGAACCAAGTGCTGTGTTATCTGTCTCAAGAGCTGCAACTGCAGCACTATTAGAAGCAGGATTAACAACTGATGCACGATTTGGAGATACAAGAGCAACACAATCTTTTCTTACTGAACTAATGTTATCAATAATCCAACGACTAACTGTTGTATTACCTGCACCAGCCATTACCAGAGTAACATCAACAACTTCTGGTTCTTTGAAAAGATCATATGCAGAAATCAATTCACCTTCGGAAAGGTCATTGTCATCAACACCACCTGCTAATGAACCACCCGGCATTGTCTGTGATGCGGTTGCACTATCAAATGATTTGTATGTAGAACCTGCTTTTAATGCACCAGCCTCTGCACCAGCACCTGCTGCAACAGCAGTCAACTGGCCGGGAGCACCCAACCAAACATAAGATGATTGTGTTCGCAATACGTTTGCAACGTAGTTTGAACCACCATCAATTTTCTTTGCATCTTTTGCTTTACTTACATGAGCATGACGTTCCAAAACTTCACCTGGCTCGTTAGTAAACAAACCATCTTCGTCAATAACCATTACATGAAGTTCATCATTGTTTCTGGTTATAGGCTCATCCTTAACTACCTTTGTAGGTGTAACAGTCTTAGCAAGGTCAGCACCATCAAAAAGATTTGATGCGCCAGGAGCTCTACCAGAAACCGCAGTATCTACTGCAAATGTTCCCTTTACAACTGTGAATCCAATATAAGTATCTGCAGCAGCACCACCAGCAACAACCGTACCTATTGCAGTAGCACTAGCACCTAGAGTACCATACGATCCCTGAAAAATTCTATCACCAACAGCATAAGCATTAGCCGTTGCTGTGAATTCAATGTAATCTGTAGTTTTACCATCCCAACCATTAGCTCGTGCAACATCAGAAGATGTTCCCGGCCTTCGGTCAAATGCAGCTTTAAACTTATTTTGAAGTGCAAGTACTTCACCAGTGTTCCCTGTTTTGTCCCAACCATATCCATCTATTGCATGGACTTTGAGTGAGTTCCCTTTTGCGCCAGGATACTTACCGATAAACAATTGGTCTGTGAATGAAGCAATATCACTATCGTAGTCATCAATGTTTTGAACGACTGATGGTGTACCAGCATCAACATCACCAACAGTTGCGTTTCGTGCAGATGCACCAACATTTCTAACAACGATTAAATTGTTTGTGTATGCAAGATAGTTTGCAGCAACATGAAATGATTCTACAACCATTGCTGTTCCTGCCGTGTCTTTGGGTTCACCAAAGATTCTTACTAAATCATTTTCAGTTGTTACGGTCTGTCTTTCCAGAACTGGGCCCCATTGGAAACTTCCTCCAATAGCACCAATACTCGTAGCAACATTAGGTACAACAGTTGTTAAGTCTCTCTCTGTAACAACGATGCCCGGGCTGACTTGAAATGGCATTTTACTCTCCTTTACAATTAATTACATTTTTTATATTAATATATTTTTCATCAATTGCATAATTTAATTATTCTAAGAAACTGTTTCCCATACTGTCCCATCAGAGTCAACTTCATATTCTTTCTGATTTAAACCATTATTAATATGTCCGAATGGTACTGTAAAATCTTCAATATTTTGTAACTGGTTCTGGTATAAATTATCTCGTATATTTTGATTATTTAAATCTTTAAAATATTGTTGATCTACCAACCATGCAAATAATACTAATGTCATAGCTAAATCATCATGAGCTCCGTCATCTGCTGAAAAGGAATCACCAGAAGAAACAAATGTAGTCAGTTCCGAAATCATGTCGTAATCGGGTATAAGAAGTTTATCTTCTTCCAATAAGGATTTTAGATTTGAACATCCGAGTTTTTTCATTGCTCGTGTCGTTCTAACTCCAAAAGAAGAATCCTTCTTTACACCACCACTTAGTTGTTGGCCATGTCTCCCATACCATGATGTTGAATATAAATATTCATACTCTAAATCATGGTGAAGAACATCAGCAACCTGTGAACCAATGTCGTTTATCTCTACTAAAATATAAGCATCATTATATCTCTTTCCAACTATATTTATAATATTCGGAAAGTGTAGGGGTGCAACTTCGTTATTTTTGTACTTCGCAACGACTTTATAGGGTATTTCTGTGGTATCAAACACACTAAATGCAGAGAAATCTATCCCTTGTCCCCTTGCAACGTCAACTGTCATCACATAAGAAGCACCTACGACTGGCTCTTCATAAACATCTAAACTATCCCTAGAGAATAATGGTGATTTGAAAGATAATTCTTGTAATTTTTCAGTAGATACTAAGGTATTACTTGAACCTAGAAAATCTGCCTCGTACTCTTGGCGGAATGCTTCTTCACCGATTGTGCTGACAATCTTGTTTCTCCATTCTGCATCTCGGCCGGGAACATTAGACCAATGCACCTTAAACGGAAAAAAAGAATTATTTCCGTTCTCTGCATCATTCCAGAATTTGTAAAAGAGATTGAAACCGTTTGGAGTTGAAACTATAATAACTTTAGTTTCTTTACCTGAAGAAATTGTGGGGTATACTGATTTGATAAACTCAGTTGCGATATGTCTATGAACGTGAGCAAACTCATCAAGTAAAATAACAGAGAATGAAAATCCACGAATTGCTGAAGAGGATGTTGAGGAGGCAATTATCTTACTACCATTCTCAAGTTCCATTGAACCTTTGTTCCATTCTCTCAAACCCTGTTGGAGAAACTTTGGAAGATGCTGATAAGAAGTTTGAATCCTTCCTAATATCTCTCTAGCTGTAATAGCTTTATTAGCAAGAATACCAATAACTTTATCTTTATTGAAAAGAGCGTAATGTAATATCCAACCAATAGTAGTTGTAGTCTTACCAACCTGTCTACCAGTTTTTACAATAACATTTCTATTATCTGTTATTGTCTCTATTAACTTTTTCTGAAAATCGTACATCTTAAATTTCATAAGACCTTCATCAACGTGTACGATCTGCACATAGTTTTCCAAAAAGTAAACTGGGTCATTAGCACATTTAATGTACTCTTCAATTTCTTTCTTAGTAAACTTATGGGGTATATCACAACCCTTTAGTAGGCTATTGCCTAGATATGAATCTGCCATTTATTTTTTCTTTTTCATTTCAAGAAGTTCTTGCAGTTCTTTAGTGCTTCCAACGAACAAATTATTTTCGTTCTTTACAGGAGCCTTACTGTCTTCGACTTCTTTTTTAGTTTTTTGTAGAACTAATAGTTCTTTAGTTGTTGCAGTTAATGAATTTATTAATTGAGTTGCAACTTCAAACGCTCTAGGTTGTTCACCTTCTTTTGCAATTGCTAAGAGTTCTTCAAGAGCATCATTACCTTTGTCAATTAATGTTTGATATTGATTTCTTGAAAAATTATAGTCCTGTGTTAAGTCAGTATTACCAACGGTTACAGCAGGTGCTATTTCTTTTTTCTCTGGTACATCAATGTCAATAATATCGTCAGCAATATCTAAAACATCATTTAATTTTTGTATTGTATCTTTTTTCATAAATTATTCAAAAACTGTTGTAGTAGTGGTAAAACCAAAATCGTCATCAGGGTCAGCTGTAAGCGGGTCTGGTTTTACATCAATGTTTGAATCTATCTTATCATTAAAGTTTGCACCAACATTCGTATCAACTTCACGAATGATACCTTGATCTTGTGAAGGCCCATAAACATATCCTTGAACTGTAAATCCTAAAGTATGTATCAATGCCCTTCGTGTAATAAAGTCACCCTCATAAGTATCTTCGGTTGATAGACTATTCATTACAATTGGTATATCTCTTTTCACTCCAAGTGTTGCCATTTCGTTTAGAGTAACATGATACTCTGGTGTAAAATATGGTAAAATCTGTTCTAGTATCTGAGCTCCGTCATCACTATTCTTAACCATAATAGATAATTCAATATCAAAGTTATATGGTACAGGCGTGAAACCCGTTACTACTGTGGTTGTATTTGCATCCAAGTTTGCCGTTGCTGTTGCACCAGAACCACCACCACCTGTAAAAGAAACATTAGGTCTTATTTTGTATCCTGTGCCAGATGTATCAAGTGTAATACTAACAACTTTATCAGAATTTGTTTCAGTACCTAAAACTGCTGTAGCTGTTGGTGCAACTGTACTAGCTGGTGATTGAACAACAACTGTTGGAACGGATGTATAACCACTACCACCATTCGTGACTTTGATACTATCAATAGTTCCTAGAGGTTTTGCTTCCCTCATTCTTTTTTTCGTTTGCAACTTTCTAGTTGCATCATAAGTCATTGTTTGAATTTCAAACGACATCCTAGGCAAAGTTAATGTTGACTTTTGTGCATTTGCATTAAGTTGACCTTGCTCTAATATTGTTAAATACTTTTCAGCAGGGCCGTATGCAATAGGAACTTTGAACTGTGTTTTACTATTATTATTAACATCAGTTCTTCTTACTGCAATGTCATTGAATACTGTACCAAACAAGACAATTATGTTTCTTATGTTTTTATTATAAAAATATTTTCCAAACATTATAAGTCTCCCTCGCTCCACGGATCAATTTCACTAAAATCTAAAATGTTATCCCCGTCCGTTTCGTAAGTAATGTTATCTGAATATTCACTTGATGCCTGAGTCTGGTCATCTACTTTTATTACATTTCTAGTTGTTGCAGACTTTACACCAATAATATTTTGTCCAGTTCCAAAGTCTCCATTCACATGAAAAATATTCAGAACACCACTAGAATCATTAAAATCAGCAACCTGTGCAGTTGCAGTAGCTGCAGCTAAACTTGTACCCTGATAAACTGTTTCGTCTGGTTTATATAATAACGAACCAGCTGAAACCTTTAATTGTGTAGTGATTGCATTTTTCCTTTCATACTTATCAAATATTTCCATAGTACCTGTGCCGTCATCGGGTAATGCAAACTCCTCTTGACTGTAAACAAATTTCTCACAAGTTAATTCATAGACTGTGTTTTTACCTAATGGATAAAATGGTTTTTCGTCTTCAACAAATTTGATTTCAAAAAGATTTCTATCCAAAGGAAGATAAATTAAATCACCCTCTCTCGGTGCAGCCATTCCTGTCTCTTTAAAGAACCGTTCTTTATTGACTATCATATTCAATTCATCTTGAACGTCAAGACCAAACTTTGTTGCAACATCACCAGCACCCTCAAAACCTTCTGGAGTATTTACATACATTTCAATTTCAACAGCTGACTCAAACCTTGCAAGAACATCTTCATTAAGGATATCATCTATCTTAACGGATGTTCTTACTAAATATAAAATATCAATACCACTCATTTGAATTACTTCCCTAGTCAAACTATTAAGTAATTCCTGCTGAGGGAAAGAATTAAAATTTTTAAAATAATTGTTAGTTGCCATATTAGCCTACATTAAAGTCTATTGGTAATTCATATTTAAGACTTGTCTCTTCTTCTATTGCTCTTATCTCTTCAACAGCTTCATCATAAATTGTTTTACCATCAAGTGTGATACCGCCGGGTAATACAACCCCTGCAAACTTTTTAAGGTTTTCACCCCATTGTCTTTTGATTAAAGCAGTACAATACTTTTTCAAAAACATATCATTATAGACTTCTGGATATGTCGCAGGGTTTAATGATTGATATGCTTCAATGATTAAAATATTACCTGCTGTAAATTTATCACTCCAATCACATTCCAAATAAACTCTATTCTGTTTTCTATTAAACATCATTGTTGGTGCAATAGAAAATAATTCTTCGACT